GATGGTCAAGTAACAAACAGATTATTTTACATCAATCTAGATCCTGGTTCTAAAAGTTTAAGTCCTAGTAATCAAGCTGTTGTTAATAAATACAATAGAATGGTAGAAAATCTTGCTAGAAATGGTGAAATCATATTAGATACTCATACTACGAGAACTTTATTAGTTAAAAACAAAGATTTTGAAAATGTTAAAGAAGTTGTCAGACAATATGAGTCTAAGTTAGGAGAATTACTATATGGAGAAGTGCTTGATCGAAGTGTAGATACTCCTGAATTAATGCAAGAAGGATGGATATATGAATTGGTTCACAGTCAATCTTATTTTAAGGCTGTACGAAATATGCGATCTAAATTAAATGATTTAAATAACACTAAAGGTTCATGGAAGTCATTTGAAGGTAAAGAAGGTAGTGAGGTATTAAAAAACTTTATAGTTAATCATCTAACAGATCAATCTAGCGGATATTTATATACAGATATTGTCTTTAATAAAAATGTTGGTGAATTTCAACAAGTTTTTGTTAAAAATTTAATGCATTATTTAAGCAAAAAATCAAATGCTAATGTTCCACTTTTAGATGGTATAGGTAAGGTAAGTGAAAAACCTATAGGTGTTGGTGATATAAATGAACTTATGCGTACATTTACAAATAATAAAATTATAGGATTTGGTTTAAAAGATATAACTAAAAGAAGTCAATTTCTTAATGATTTAATTGCTTTTGATACTAGTAGATTCTTAAAAGGCGCTGTTAAACGTGATGGTGGAGTATTACATGAGAATGATATAGCAGTAATACAATCATTAATGGAAATGAAGTTAGTTGGTCCTAATTTTCAAGCAGTTGATATTGTTGGAGTAGTAAATGAAATCAGTAAGGTTGTAGATATAACAAAGCTAAAAGTAAAAGATGATCAAATTGTTGGCTGGAAAATGTCTGAAAAGAACTTTATTGAAAATCTAGACGTACATACTAGTAATACAATAGAACAGGCAGCTAGGACACAAAATATGAGCCCACTTGAAATTGTTAAAAATTTACTTGTAGGATATAAAAGTGTTCTTGAGCCATTTCAAGCAGGTCTAGTTAATAATAAAGAAGTAGGTTTTTTAAAAATGGATGGAGATATAGCTCAAATAACTCCTACTCAATTGCTAGAATTTGTTGGCAAGTTATCCCATGTTATTAAAACAAAAGAAAGAAAGACGCACACTGAACTTTTAGAAGAGATTCAAAAGACAAAGTCAAATAAAATATTACCTGATTTGGCTAGACAACAGCTAGATTTATTATTCTCTAAATATGCAACTGGAGAAAGATCTACTACAGAACTAGTTTCAATATTAGCAGATAATGGTTTGTTTGATTATAAAAATAATAAACTAAAAGATGTAGATGCAAATAACCCATTATTAACAGAAAGATTAGATGATATATTAAAGACTGTTGATTTAATGCAAACTGGTAATGCAGAAACATCTATGGTTGAAAATAATATTATAGCATATAGAACTGGATTTAGTAAAAGAAGTGAAGTAGAAATATATGATAATACTAGTAAGGCATCTTTTATATCAGAGTATAATTTAAGTAAAGAATATGACTTTTCTAAAAGAGGCAAAAAAGATATATTAAAAGATGCTTACTTGCAAGATAAAGATAAAAAGTTATATTTTGAGGACATGGATAGTAATCAGCAGTTTGATTTATTGATGGATATAACAAAGGTTACAAATAACAGTGGTCAAGCAAAGAATATTACTAGACTATTTGCAGTAGAAGGATATGGTATATTCTCAGATCAGAAATATACAGTATATGATAATAGTTTATTTAGATATTTAGATAACGCTGGGGGATTTGCTAAAACTGCTAAAGAACTTGAGTCAATAAAATTATCTCTTGAAAAGGAAATAAATGACTTACAAGCAAATCCTGATATATTACCTGCTGCAAAAGCTAAGCAGAAATATGTGTTAAAAAAACAATTAGATAAGGCTAATAAAGACATATCTACAGGAGGAGATGTATTAGGACTAGGATACTATATGGTTGACTTATCTTTATCTACTAAAAATAATTCGGTAAGTAATGCTTTAACTAGCAATAAATCTATGCATACTATTCTAAATTTATTAAACCACAATCATGAACAAGCTTATGTTGATAAGGACTTAAGAACAGATTATGATACAAATAAACTTCCTTATGAAAGTGTTGATGGTGGATCTGTTATGGTAAGAATAGGAGATCTGACCTTTGGTATAGCAATTAAGAAAAATGACTTACCCGCTTTCGCTAAACAATACGCTGCTAAATTAAAACAATGGAAAAAAACATACAGTTCTAGTGAATATAAAGATACTTTTGCATCGCTAGAAAAGACACTTGCTAGCCTTTTTATTGAAAAGAATGGTAAGTATACCCTAAGAGAGAAAAGTGTCGGTAATCTAGGTAAATTCTTAAAAGGACAAGCAGATGAGCTTCAAACATTAATCACTGCTGACTTTATGGATGGTAATTTAAAGAAGACTTGGTGGGATCATTATGCTAAAACATTTGGAGGCAAAAACTCTGAGACTGTAGCCAATTTATTTAAAAGAATTAAACTAATGGCTAATACAAGTATGAAGGAAATATCTAATGAGCATATTGAGAGTACTATTGACTTGTTAAAAAACTATAAAAAAGACTTAAAGGGTAAGCAAATTGTAGATGATTTAGTTAAGTTTAAAAATAATGATGGCATAGATATAATGATAGCTAGAGATGAAGGTGGTCAATCTTCAGTATTAAATAAATTAAGAGACCAAATAGATAAATCTAAAAGTAATAGTGATTTAAAACCAGAGGATGTGCCTATTATTATAGATAAAGACGGTTCTCCTACTTTTATGGATGGAAAAGATGTTAGTCAAGTAGATTCTTATATGGCTGTAGATGCTTCAACTATGAGAGCGCTATATGCTTTAATGGGTGCGTCTCATGTTGATGGATTAGGTGGTATAAAGCCTATTATACATAGATTAGGCAATAAAGCTATACTAGGTAAGACTGCCTTTATTAGAGACCCTAAAATGGATAAATTCTTAGCAAAAAATAATGTGAATGCTGTCTTATTTGAATCTGGAGCTAAAGTTAATTATGATACAAAAGGAGATAACGTATTTAAGGATTGGTCAAAAGTAGAAGACTTTCATGAAGCAGGAGATGGATCAGTATTAAAAATAGATAGAATGGATTTATATAGAGAACATTTACAGCCAAAAGATATATCTTTAGGTGCTGTTGTTAACTCTGATCACAATGCATCAATACCTTTTCAAGCATTAAACCATGTTAGCTTACAATCTAGTCCAGCTGTATATGATTGGTTAGTAAAAAAGAATATTAAAGAATTTGGAGAAATAAGTGAACAATTATTCTCTGCTTCTGATTTTACACAGTCTATTGCATTAGCTCAATATTTAAATCAATCTAAAGCTGTTAGAGATAGTGAATCTGCTTATTCTATGTTTATTAATGCCAATGGTATACCTACTGGACCTTTATTTGCTGATAATTTTATAGGTCAATTAAAGTCTAAATTTTTAGATAAAGGTATATTGAAAATGGAAACTTCTATGGGAGGCCAGTCTGTTGCTTCGCCTGGTATTGATTTAAGAAATACTTGGATGACTAATGATGGAAAAGTTTATGATTATGGCGAGATAGCTGTCCCTAATGTTTCAGGTGCAAAATTAGTATCTAAAGATAGACTATCACTAATTGATCATAGTAATTCTAGGAGAGATAAGATTTTACAAGGTAAAAACATACCTAAAGAAATATTAAGCAAAATGGATAATAAGACTAATTTAAAGCAAGCGTTTGATATATTAACAGAGTATAATAAAAAAAATAATACTGAATTGCAAATTGCAGTAGTAGCTAGAAGAAATCCTAATACTAGACCTGGAGATCAGCCTATTGTAGGTCTTAAAGAAATATTAAGTGGTGATTTTGGAAATACTGTAAAATTAAATGCATATGATGTTGCTATGAGAATAGAAGGTGATTATGATATAGATAAAATGGACTACTGGTGGGATACTCCTAAAGAAGTACTAAAAGAGTGGGATGCTTTATCTGGAGAAGTTGTAAGAGTATTGCCAGAAAAAGATTCTAAAAGAACTAGTCTTATAAGTGATGGGGAAGGAATATCGTGGGAGAATTCTCATAGTATTAATACTCATGCTAGTCATATTGCTTATACTGAAAGATTAAGAGGTGTTACAGTTAAAATGCAACGCCTATTAGCTGCTATGAAGAATTATGATTCATTCGGAGGCGACCTACAGCAACCATCTGGAAAAAGTGATAAGAATGGAAATATAATATATAAAAATATTAAAGGATTAGCTATTAGTAGAGGTAAAAATGGAGGTCATATCTATATTGATGAAGCCCGACTAAAACAATCTTATCAATTATTAGCAGAAGATATACAAAGAGTTACTGATTCATATAAAGGGTTTAATGAGAGTACATATAATATAGATAATTGGTCTAGTAAATTTTTATTTGGAGATGGATTAGGAGCTAATTCTAGATATAAAGGAATATTTCTAAAGACTCATAAGGATAAAGATTTACAGAAAGAGGTTCCTGATGGAAATAGAAGTAATGAACTAAAAGATATAGAAAAAGATATTTTATTGGAAGCTATTAATCCCTATAGAGATATGTTACAATTAGGCACGTCTTTATATTCTACTGGGAGAGAACAAACTGTAAGATTTCAAGATATAGTAAGTCATATGAAATCATTTGATGGTAAAATGAAATTCTTAGATCAGAATGCTAAAAGGAATTTAAGAAAAAAATATACAGAAAAAGAACTTGCCCCATATTTTGATACTGGGAAACCTGTTTTCGGTGAATTTGGTAGTAAAATTAGACCAAACTTTACTAATCCTGGAGATAAAGATTTTACTAATATGTTAGTCTTTGAAAGAGTAATGAGCAAGTTAGCATACAAAGATAAAATGCAATTAGAAAAGTTATCTGGTCTTCAAGGACATCAATTGAAAGAATTTCAAGATTTTTTTGATAATAATATGTTTACAAAAGGATATAGCGATGCAGCTGGACATGCTATTAGTGAGTTAAATACAGAAAATAAAATATTCGGGTATATGAACTTTCTAGATTATAGAATTAGAAGTCAAATGGAAGTAAGACGTAATGCTGAACAGTTTTCACAAGGATTTAAAGATCGTGTTGATGCATCTATTAACGACTTACGACAAACTAAGATGGAAATTGAGAAAAAAATAGTTCTAACTGATACAGAAAATAATGTACATAAAGCATTTTTCAATAACCTTAGAAAAGGATCTGCAATTTCTCTTAGAAATCAAATAATCCAAAATAGTAAAGTTCCTAAAGAATGGTCTGATAAAAATGCTCCTGGGTATTTTAGTCACCCAAATAAAACTATAGCTTATTTAAATACAGCTGAGGGTAAAGCAGCTATGGATTTATATGTCAAGAAAAAGGGAATCATAAGATTTAAAGGTATGCAAAGTACTAACCAGTTAGAATTGTTAAATTGGCATAACTTAACTGGTAAATTTTTAGAATTAGATGTTGATAGTAATGCATTGAATCATAAAGAAACAGCAAAACTAATGAATCAAAGCGTTTATGAAATAACTAATTTTAAGAATACTAAATGGAAAAAACATTTTAATGGAGCAGATTGGGTAATGGATTCAAGGAGAGTCCAAAGCTTGATACATGATAAAATAAGAAATGAATATTTAAGATGGGAAAATAATGGTAATTTAGGTAGATTATTTCTAATGAAATTAATGGCACCAAAAACCGACCCTTTTACTTATACGTATAACAATGGACGTATTTCTCCTGCATTTAAAACAGGAAGTTTGTCTATGGTAAAATCAGTATTAAGTTTTATTGCTAAAGCTGATAATCAAATTATGTTAAAATCTGAAAAAAATAATATATTTAGAGTGTTTGCTCAAGGTAGAAACAATATCATGAGAGCTCATTATGGACAAAGAGGAAATAGACGAACATGGGAGATGGATATACTAAGTACAAATGAAAATCATAAGAAAGATATACTTGATGGAAGTCCTTTATTAGACGATATAACTGGATGGGAAGGTGGTATACAAGAATCAGAAATAAACCCACAGGTAGCTGCTTTATTTGGATTTAATAATCATAGCTTAGCTTATAATTTATCTCATGAACCTTTACTTCCAAGTATGGTATCAGAACTTTCTAATGCATCTTATTTATCTTATATGCCTATGGGATATATATCTAATACAGTCACTGGTAATAAAATAGCACCTATAGCTGGATGGCATTCTTATAATAAGGCAGTAGAATCAAACACAGTGGCTTTATTAGGCCATGGATTAAAACTGAATTTATTAAGAAGTAATGTACCTAAAGTCGCGTCATCTCCTTATAAAGATATTAATGGTTATGATTCAGGTGTTCCTGGGAACAAAGGAAGACAGTCTGTAATTGAAATGACATTAGATAAATTAGAACGAAATTGTTATTAAAATAAAGGAGAAGTATGGTTAAATGCGCTGAGTCTGGATTCGATGGAGTTGCATCAGAAAAGAATCTAACAGAATATCATAAAGTTATTAATAAATGGTTTGATAATAAAATTGTAGATGCATTGTCTGGTGGAGCTGCTGCCGATTTTAAACGATTCTATAGCGAAATATTACCACATTTAGACGCTGATTTAAGTAGATTACCTAATGCAAAAGAAATAAAAAGATTAGATAGAAAGATGGACAAATTCTTTAAAGATATAAAGAAAGAACCAAGTAAATTTGCTACTTTTTATAAGCTTCCTGAAGTAATTATGAGTAAAAATCCTATAACAAAGAGATATTTTAGAGATTTAGTTTTAGCTAGTGATTTTCATCGTGGTAATATGCATAGTATTACATCTGATATGCAGCAAATTACTAAATTTTTAAATACTGCTAGTGGTAACAATGGATTTATGTCCAGATTTGATGTATCTGCATCTAAAGCTCAAACTGAAATAGTAAAAAGAGAATCTACATATCAAAAACTGTTAGATAATAAAGATTTTTCTGAAGCAGAGTTATATTTTAAAGATAATTTAAAAGGCTTATATGCAGATGGCGAAATAGGTGCATTACAAGCATTACATGATTTAATGGCAGATCCATCGTTAGTAGGCAAACAGTTAATTAAAGGTACTACATTAAAATATGGTACACAATTAGTCCAAGCAGCTAATATATGGCACAACCCTGTTAAAAGTAAAGATGGTAAGACTGTAATTGCTAAATCATTAAAAGAAAGATTGTGGAAAATATTAGGTGATGGATTAAAGGATAACATAGATATATTAGAAGCATCAAGTAATTCAAGTAATAAGGGTGTTTTTAAACTAGAAAAATTAAATGAAATATATAATGATTATTTTAGGGTCACTAAAAACAAGTATGGCCAAACTGTTCAACCTCCTAAAAAAGTAGAAAATTACTTTCCTAGACAAGTATTAGACATTGCTCCTACTTTTTCTAAACTTAGTGAAGATATATACAGGAAACGTCTTGATACTGATAGTGATAGTGTATCTAAATATATGGATAGAATGTTAGAGGATTTAGAAGTTAATTTAACTCAACCTAATAGCATACGACCTAGAAGTGGAGAATCTAATGCTAGGCTTTCTAAAGATGTTTTAGGTGTATTAGATAAATATGCTAAAAATACTATTCGATTCAATTATAACGCTAGAGTGACTAAATTAACAACACAAGCTATAAAAGATATGGGTAAATTAACAGGTAAATTATCTGATTCACATATGAATTTTATATTAGATTATATTAGTGATACTCATCAGGCTGTTTTAGGATTAAACCATGGTAATAGCAAACTATCTTTTTTAGCTAGAACTCTCACCTCTTATCAATTTATTTCTAAGTTAGGTCTAAATATTAGGTCTGCTGCTAGAAATGCTACTCAATCTTTACAAAACTGGGTATACTTTGGACATAAAGCGATTGGCACAGCGTTTTCAGATATGGGATCTGATCGTATGAAACGTATTCTTAGTGAAGAAATGGGTTTACATGGATATGAATTTGTTAATATACAAGAATTCTCCACTCCTTCTGATTTAATGAATAGTACAAAATTAGATGCCACAGGAAAAGTAGTAGAATCAGCTCCTAATACAATTAATAAAGTTAATGCTTGGCTTGAAAAAATTGCTAAAGTTAGTGGTAAACCTATGGAATGGGTAGAAAACCATGTTAACCGTGGTATGACTTTTAAAATTGGCTTTATGATGACATGGAAACGATTAAGTGAAGATCCTAATATTACAAGAAGAGCAGTAAAAAGAATACACAATGCAAGAGAAAAGACTTGGGATCAATATACAGAATTAGAACAAAATAGATTAATAGAAAAAGAAATTATCAAAAAATCTTCTGCAAAAGCTGCTGAGTATGTGAAAGAGTTGCATTACTTATATGATCCTTTTGCTAAAATACCTGTTTTAAGAACTCCATTAGGCTCTGTTTTAGGTCAGTTTACTACATATAGTATTAACTTTTTTGAATATCAAAGAAAAATAGCTGCTAAGGGTGGTAGTGATTTCTTAGCTGGTGAATGGAATAGTCCTGCTGCCTGGAGATTATATCGACTAGGAATGCTTTATACGTTTATTGGTGGATTAAGTGCTGCTACAAATACAACTTGGGGTAATATAATTGAAAATGATACCTACGATAGAATTAAAGCATTAGACATGTGGATAGGAGGAACGCCTGAAGAAAAAGATAAGGCATATTTCGGTAAACATCCAATCACTGCAACTTTTGGTGGTCCAGTAATAAGCGATATACTTAAAGTAGGAGAGTTAATTAATTTTGAGAATTTAAGTCCAAACGAATGGGATGGATATGTAAGTAATCTTAAAGAATTTAGAGATAGATCTCAAGATAATAGAGTAGAAGAATTATGGGCTACAATCAATACTGGTAGTAAAAGGTTCTTCCTACAGCATTTACCTGCATTAAAAAATGGATCTAGTTTTCCTACTGTAGTTGGTCAAGAATTAGGATTGTATCAAACTAATGATTATTTAAATACAAAGAATAAATTTTTAACAAATATATCTGAATTACCAGGATTACCTGATGCAGTAAAGAAAGCTTTAAAGCCTAAGAAACCAGCCAAACAAGAGCGTAAATACACGCAACAAGAGGTTGAATTAATTATGTCTTCACTACAACAGGTAAACAAGAAAGATGAATTTGGCAATGTTAATGATTATTAACTTGCTCAACACCTTCTTTCTTCATTTCTAATAAGCTTTTAAGATAAGAAAATATCTCAAAGTTATTATTAACAGTATTTAAGAAATCCTTAGGTATCTCTTTATACTTATAGTTGATTAATCTTTGTTCTATTAGTTCTATTTCTGACTTATCTACCTTAGTTATCATATTTCCTCCTTATTAATGTTAAAAAGTTATCGAGTTCTATTACAGCGTAGACTTTCGATCTATTTCTTTTAATCACTACTACAGGTTCTCTATCTTCACAGTTAGATTCACATTGCTCTAATGCTTTCCATAGATTTAACTTCTCTGTATTCTTACATTCAAAGCTGTAAGGAATAAGCTTCTTGGCACTAGGAGATAGTACAATGTCTTCACCAGTCATCCCCATTGTCTGAGACTTTATATCGTCATCTTCCAATGCTGGTATGAGCTTCCACTCTTCGACAAAGATTTGCCTTAACTTATCCCTTACTAAATTCTGTAGGGTTCTACCCTTTGCTTTCGCACTTCTTGTGTTCATATTCCTCCCTTATTCTTGCTTTTTCTAATGCATCAAACTTATTTTCATCTGATGTAGGTGTATTTGCCCATTCTATACTACCTTGTACACTCTCTGGTTGTATGATTTCTTCTAAATGATCGTCATATTCTGTTCCACATTTATCACATACAAACCATAAATTACTCAATAATTTTCGTTCCATTAGACTCTCCTTTCAGTTTAGCACTAATTTCTAAAATCTCTTGTTGATATTCATGAAAATCTTTAACATCACCTTTGAACTCTATATACTGTTTCATTAGATTTCCAATATTCTCAATCATTTCTATTAAAGTAGTATTTACTGCATTAAGCATTTCTACTTTTGCGACAACTTCTTTAATTGTAGGCTTCTTTTTTTCCATATTTTCTTTCCTCCCTCTCTCTCTGCACATTTAGCACAGAGTGTTAGTTCTTGATTAGTTACATAACCTCTCCACATGTATTTATCATTATATTCTACATTATGACACATACCGCATCTATAGTTAAACTTACCAAGATGCTTTACTACCCCATATTTCACAATCCAAGACCTTCTAGTCTCTTATGTATTTCTGGTTTATCTTCTTCTGGTATACTATCGAAGTATTCCATTAGAATATCAAATGCATGTCTATATTTAATTAGTTCATGTAATTGATCTATTTCTCCATCTTTTTCATCAAACATTTGTTTCATGTAGCTCATTTTACTGGCTCCTTTCCTCTTAATTTACATTGATATAAGTATCTTGCTCGTTTATGAACGTTCCATGGTGTAAAATGGCTGTAATCATCGTTCTTAGGGTTACTGCCTAGCTTAAGATCTTTCCTGGTTATAAAGTCTATATATTCAGTTACTCTCATGACCACCACTTCTTCCATTCTGCCGCACGCTTCTTTCTGTCTTCCAAGATTTTTTTAGTTCTCTTAGGTTTAGAGCCGCGATTAATACGTCTACCTGCACTACTCATTTTTGGAAAAACACATTTTTTCTTCATACTACCTCCTGTCTTTATATTTAAACATAACTGATCCATAAGAATCTGTCATGAATCTTTTATAACGCTTTTTAAGCTTTTCTTTCTTTTTTTGTCTTTTATTCCAAATTTGCCAATCCATATTTTCTCCTTTGTTTTAATAAGGGAGCCTCAATGACCCCCTTATCATTTCTAAACTACTAATCAGTAACGTAAGTCACTGGCGTAACTAAACGACCCGTGATCTGACACCTACGCTTCTGACACTCTTCAACACTACCATTCTTCTTAAGTTCATTAACTCTACCTGATACGGCATTAATGTCGAATCCTGTAAACCTAGTTAACTCTCGAAGAGTGATGCCAAAGTCTTTATTTTCATGGCCTATAGCATCTACGAATGATTGAATATAATCACCCTGTGATACTACTGTACCATCTTCATTTATTTCTTTATACGCTAATCTTGATGTTGTTCTAGACATTTTTATCCTCCTCTTCTATCATACCCCATAGTATACATAAATATACTACAGCATCAGTTAATCTTCCCCTTATATCCTCTCGTTGTGATTTGTGTCCTTTGATATGAGAAGCAATACCATCAATATGCTTCATAAGATATATCCAAAGAACCATTTTTTTGTCTAGGCTAGTTTGATTCGCTATCCTTTGAAAGTTAGCAAATACATTATCTTCATCCATAGCATACTCTTTCTGCCCATTAGTATGCATATTAGTAACGTGGTCGAAGATTTGATCCATTAAGCCTAACATGTCTTTATGTTTCATAGTTCTATCCTTACGTTATTTACATTTAACCTAACATTTAGAAACTCTTTCTCTCTATTCTTATCACTTTTAACTTGTATCATTTCTATTAATCCATTCTCTTTATTTCTATAAGGTGTTAGTGACAACAGCTTATTAGCATTATAAGCAACTCTGAATGAACCTCTAGATGATGATATATCCATACCTTCTTTAAAAGCTGATTTACTTATTTCACTTACTGCAAACACAACTACATTATGTTTAACTGCAAGTTCCATTAGAGCTTGAGAAGCCTCCTCTACTTTCATATTATTATCTTTCTGCTTACTTCTAAACAAACCCATATGATCAACAACTACTAACTCTGGTTTAACAGCCATCATTGATATACGTTTTTCTAGTTCATAAGGATAAGGACAAGAATAATCAACTGTTAACCAATTAAACTTATCTTCCATAGAAACTCTATTAGTTTTATAGTTATCAATAAGTTGTTCATGAGTCCAGTTATTCTCTATCATTACAAATCTAGACCATATTTGTCTAGGAGACATTTCCATTTCTATAAAGTATGTAGGTTTTTTCATTGCTACCATCCAGTTTTGTAATAACATAGTCTTCATACTAGCAGGTGGAGCTTGAATAATTACAACCTCACCAGGATATATAGGAAAGTCTTGTCCATATATAGAACCTATATTGATTGGTTTCTGATCTCTTAAGTAGAAATCAACCAATTCTTTTTCCATAGCAGTAGCATCCATAGTACTAGTAGACTTCTTAGACTTGTATAATTTGCACGTATTTACACAGTGTTTGTCCATAATAGTATCATTACAACCATATCTATAGCCTTCCCCGCCATGTCCTGCATATACACCTTCTACTAATCCATCCATCTCAGACTTCTTGAACTCTTTTTGATCAGATACGCGCTGTCTCCAGTATTCCATAATCATTCTAACTATATCTTCTGGGTATCTCCAACGTAAATGAGCTGCTATTCTAAGTGCTGTCATATGTCTTTCACCATATCCTGTACCGTTTAGCATATTTTGTATGCATGGATAGTTAATAGGATCAGGTACTCTGCCTTGATTGTTAAATTCTATAGATTCTACTTTAGCTGTAGCCTTCTTTGTACGCTCTAATACGTCAAATACAGGTTCACAGACTAAATCTATAGTAGTCACTTCTCTAGGTTTATAAGCAGTTTTCTTAATATGTTCTTCAAACTCTTCTTTCTCAGTATCAAACATACTATCTACACTATTATGATGTATTTCTACTTTATATAGTCCAGATTTACTGTTTCTAGTATTAACTACTCTAATTATTCTAGTTTTATCTGTCACAGAAGGATCAGCAAACTCGAATATACCTAGTTTAGTAAGTACATCTTTTACTTTTAAATGCAAGTTAACACCTGGTTTCCATCTAAATGCACTACTTGGTATACCTACATGAAAGCCAGTACCACTAAAGTAAACTTTACTTGGAACATCTAGCTGTTTAAGTAGTATAAGTAAATCACCAAGTTTTTCTCTTGCATTCATAAGATCTGAACCATCTACATCTAATATAAATTCATCAGGCATATACATAATACCATCGTATCCTGATAAAGATTTATGTTTAGCATAGAAATCTTTTACATAATCATCATAATCATATAACGAACAAAATGTATCATTATCTATGCCTTGCCAATTACCTATTGAACTTGCTTCTTGGAAATGATGTCTATTTGAAAAGCCAAATGCAAATTCTTTAATCATCTTTTCTCCCTATTAAGTAATTTTTAATGTTATTAAATGCATGAAATATATGCTCTTCAGGAGTTCCTTCTTCTTCCCAATGAATTTTCTCATAATCCCAATGCATATCTACTAATCTTTGTAAATCTTTTTCTAAATCAATTAATTTATATTCCCATTTTGCTAAATGAGCAAGTTCTTTTTTACAGCATTTATTCATAATATTTCCTTTCATTTTTGGTTATATAGGGGGTACTCACATATTCCTTTGCCTAATTCCTTACCGACTGACATTACTCCGCCTTTACGGTACGGTGCCTTTCGTTGGATATTAGGACTTATAGGACCAGTTGTTGTACCCCCTATTACTTAGCTACTAATTAAAATGGAATTTCTTCTGCGGGAACAGTAGAATTATTCATCGTTTCAGTAGCTACAGTCGAGGATACATGAGGTTCTTCTGTATCTGGTTTGATCTTAGGTAATACAAAGTCAGTATAATACTTCTCTGATTTACCTTTCCAGTACTCTATGTCTTTTTCTTTAAACTCTTCTGCTGCATTTTGAAATACTGTTGGAGCAAATTGCTTTAATATTCTACTATATTTACCATCTTTATAGAAATAAGCATTTACTTGTTTTCCTGTTAATAAAGCAGGATTATCATCCATTTTTATTACCATTTTACCATCAGCACCATCTAATGCGCCAGTTATGCCAGCGTCAGCAAATCGAAAGACTTGCCCAATTGCAAATTCTTCTCCATTAGTGCCTTTCTTAGCATATATTCTAGCGTTAAGGTTTTCAGGGTATCCTTCGAACCATACATCAAGATATTGCATATCATTATATACACCATATGCTGCTCTTGATATTGTTAGTTCTTTCCAACCTGGCTCGTAGTTAGTACCACCGCCACCTTTATTTATAGTCATTGTTCTAGACATTCTTCGCTCCTTTGTTTATTACTTTAGTTGAAATTGAATTACCATCATCGTCTACTTGACCTAAACCTACCATTGCAGATAATGCGAATCTTCTTGCATAGGTAATAGTAGCTCCCACGCCCTGTGCATCTGCTTTAGTTATAGGCATTTTTAGTTTTGATCTAATCCATTGTCCTGATTCATGCAACAACATTGTTGTAACATAAAAGCTTGCTTTATCACAGGTATCATTTCCCTGTATGATTGATAAACCATTTTCATTAAGCTCAGGTAAACAGCCTTGTAATACATCTGTTAAACTAGCATAATTAGATTTAAAGAATGGATTAGTTGCACTCATTTTAGCTCCAGTCATTACTGCTTGTGCTTTAGCTAGTGCTGCTGCTAATTTATCTATTTTGTTTGATTTCCAGGTTTCTACTCTACGTTCGTTAAATTGAGGGATAGTTATCCCTGAAGCAACGTTTGTTTCTTCCATTTATTCTCCTTTTTTGTGGGGGTTATAATATACGTATTATATATCTATTTTGCAAGTATCATTGTAGGGAAATTGAATGAAAACTTTTTCTCGTATGGCTGGTTAGTAATTATCTTTCTAACAGCGTTACAAATAAAGCTACCACTCATATTACTACAATAACTTGTTGCTTTCATTGTGCATGGCTCTGGATCAGAATCATGATCAGGATACCATGTTGCTAAGTATTGCTTTAATGTAGGTCTAGGCAATATGTACTGTTGGTAATGTTCTGCACCCATACGTCCATCAATAATAGCAAATGGTTTATACTTCTGGTTAGATATATGTGTTACAGCTTCTAACCTAGATGCCATACTGTCAAAACCAAGTATTACTATATCATTGTGCTGACTCATAGGGTGATACTCATTATCTTCTGGAAAATTACCGAAATATTTATCGATCGTTTGGGAATTCCCAGTGATATTTATAATATGATGATACAAACATTCAACTTTACGTTTACCTACATCAGTCATATTATACTGACTCACACCTATATTTGGTTGCTCTACTATATCACCATCATATAAGCTAAAGTTTTCTGCTCCCATTCTTGCCAATTGTATGGCTGCAGAGCTACCTATAGCCCCGCAACCAAGTATGTGGTAAGAATAGTCATTCATGTTACTAACAATATCACTGAATCTACTATTTCTATCCATTATATTCCTCCTAGGTTAAATGATTGGTTATAATAAAACATTTCATTATCTTCTGGGTCTGGGTTTAATGACTCGTATCCAGGATCACAGTTGATTAACTCGTTAGCACTTATAGTTAACAAGTCTTCAAATGTACATTGTTCCATTAATTCAACAGACAAAGGCATTTCAGCTTTCTTTAATCTTCTATTTAAATCCTTAATCTTCTTAGCGTATTTATCGTAATGATATTCTCCTGCTATAAAAGATGAATTTATCTTTTCGACTTTCTCTATTAACTGCAACCACGCCATTGATACAATGTTTTCTTCTGACGGATCACTATTAAATAGACCTGTTTGTCCACGATACCTAGTATATCCATACTTATTAGTTATTCCTTTGTAACTTGACCCAGTATTATGCCACGTTCTTTCAGGTTGAGTACATAATGCTTTAACTTCACTATTAATATTCTTAGGTATTTTATACTTATCTTCTTTACCTAATATAGTTAGTTCTACATCTTCATGCATTGTAAATGGTTTCCACACAGATACTCTACATTTATACTCTTCCTTAACATTAACTACAAGAGCAAAACTTAAATCACCATCTTCAAACTCATCTATAGTATTAGTATCTGTACCACTCCAGAATGCATCCATCTTAGCATGTGAGTGCCACCAACAGAATCTTATATTATCTTTACTATATTTCATAGCTGCTTTACTATAATATAATGCTAACTCTGTCTTATCTAATTCACATAGTGCTGCTGATACTTCTTGCTTCAATATAACTGGATCTAAAATCTGCCAGTTACCTTTTTTATCTTCTCTGGTTACAGCCATACCACCTATTTCTGTACCCCATTGTTTTTCTGAACTTCTAGCATAGTTTATTATTCTATCCCAGTCTTTCTCTTCTATATATACTTCCATTTTATCGTCTCCCTTGGTTAACTAATTGTAAAGTTGCATGTTCTAACGCTTGTTGATCATTCTGCTTTTGTAATTCTTCAGCTGTAAGCGGCACTACTTCCTTAGTTGCTTCTATGTATGTATTACATCTATCTTTAATAGTACAATAAGCATCACAGTACGAATCGTCTTTAATATTGTGACCTGCTTCTACCATATCTTGTAATATTTGAGTGTAATTACAATTTGATGGTTCTGTAGTTCCTATAATATTATAGTATTCATTAGCATGTTCTAAGAAGGAAGGTTGACCATGGTATGATTTGCTAATAGGATTTAATGGTCCTGTATTAGTATCATAATGAGTCATTATTCTATCAAAGAACACTTTTAATGATATAAAATCTAAAGCTTTAATACATGCTTTTATCTCACTATCTATATTTCCTACACATACATATTTAAAGTCATAGTTATCATTATTTCTACCATAATAACTATTATTCATAGATATGTAAGGATGTTCTAATCCAATATAAGATTCATAGTTTCCACCTATATCATAGTACCATCTATTTGCATTATTTCTCCTATTTGTGATTAAATTCTGTGAAATATTATTAATATCCATGTTTTTAGCTAACAATATAGCATTAATAACTCTTGAAAGTGACAATACTACTGTTAAATGACCATTACCTGGTATCAGTATTTCTGCTAAATTATCATATCCACCAGCATGCTTATAATTAATACACACATCTTTATATCCATATCTTATTACTATATGATAATCTATAATCATTTCATCATCATCATCATATACTGTTTCTAATGTCATTGAAAAGATACCAGATTCTGCTTGACTATATAAATGATTCTTTAGTATTTCCCATCCTTCTACTACATCATCTGTATTATCTTGCATAATTTGACCATTTTGTCTGAATTCTATAAGTATACGCTCTATACTTTCTATTTGATTAGTTAAATTTCTTAATCTATAGTTATGACCTTCTTTAGTTCGTTTTATTACCTTAGTAAGTGAATTAGCTTTCTTGTGTAATTCCTGTTGATACCATAAAACTTCTTTAATAATATCATATGCACCAGGTTTCCAATAGAATTTCTTAGTAATACCTAGTTTCTTACCTCCCGTCTGCAAGTAATAATGTCTTCTTATACTACCTGAGGGATTAATAATAAAGTCTTCATTGAATTTTTCTATCAATTCTAGTACTCTTGCTTGTGGTCCTAATTGTATGTTTTCTAGCAATCCTCTTATATCTGGTTCTATATTAAATTCCATTGTATCCTCTCCTATGTTATGATTAGGGGAAAGTATTATCTCTCCCCCAATCCGTTTATCTATTACACTAAACTAGCAACCACCAGATTTATTATTCTGAACGGCTGCTACTACGGAACCATCTTCAAGTTCGTGTGTATCAGCTACATTAGTACCATTTACTGCAATATCAGCAGTAGAACTAATATCTAGTTCTGTTCTTAACTGACTTACTGTAACTGATGTAACTTCTTTATCTACAAAACCACCACCAGCTAACCATCTTATTGTTCTTACATTTGCCATATTATCTCCTGTTGTTTAGTTATAACTATTTCCAACTCTGTTCCTTAAATGATATATGTTCTTCAGCTAGTTCTGCTAACTTCTCTAACTCAAGATTGT